GATAGCTGATATTGAATTCTTCCTTCGTAGACTCTTCAAAGCTTTCAAGGTTCCATTCTCACGTTATAAAACACCAGAGAATTCACTTGAACGTGATGAGACAATTACATACGAAGAATATTCAATGGCAAGCGCAGAAATAAGATTCCAGAGAAGATTTGCTCTTGGTCTTAAGAGATCATTTATAACAGACCTTAAGTTAATTGGTCTATGGAAGAAATATAATCTTAAGGAATCTGATTTTAATGTAGATTTCGTAACACCAATTCTTTATGATCTCTATCAACAGCAGAAGATGATTGGTGCAAAGATGGATGCGTATAAGACTGTTGTTGATCAGGAAGAGTTTTCAAAGATAGTTGCAATGAAGAAGATTCTTAAGATGACAGATGAAGAAATAGAAGATAACTTCAGAAATCTCATTAAGGAAAAGCAGTTAGTTGCTGTTGCTGATTATTATGCTGATAAGATTTCAGATGATAACAAGCCTCTTGATTATAAGTCACCACTTAGATTAAATGGTATTGATGGTGAAGTTGAAGGTGAAAATGAAGAATCAGAAGGTTCATCAGAAGGAAATGAGGAAACTCCAGACATGGGAACTGAAGGAGGAGAAGAATCAACTGAAACAGGTACAGAAGGTGGAGAAGGGTCTGGAAATGAAGGTGGAGAAGGAGAAGATGAGACACCATCCTTCGGTTTAGGAGCGTAATTTGAAAATAAATAGTGTCTAAGATTGTAAATATACAAGAATAGACAATAAAAAAGAAAATAATCACACGTTATTATTGTAAATAACCTTAGAAGATAACTTAAAGGCAAATAAACATGAGCTTACAATCAATTAAGAAAAACTATACATCACTTCTTAAAGCTTTTTCTGAAGCAGGTGTAAAACTTAATGAGTCTCAGAAAGAAAGTCTTGATAGCTTCATCACTGATCTAGAGACAACAATGAATGAGCAGAGAGATGAAACTATTCTCGCTACAAAGAAGATTGTAGAAGAGAAACTCGAAAAAGAGTACAAGGAAGTTGTTGAAAGCATAATGAAGCACCAGAAGGAACATACTGAGTTAGCTGGTAAGATTCAGGATAAGGTTGTTGAAATTAATGAATCAACAAAGATTGTAGATAAAGTTGATGCATTCTTAAATGAATATGTTGACGAAGTTCTTCCAAAGAAGACAATCGTTGATTATACAAGACTTCAGAAGCTTGAGAAGATTCAGGAATCTCTTAAGGAAATGTTCATGGTATCAGATGCTGATATCGAGAGCAAATTCTCAGAAGAAAAAGAAAAACTCGTAAAGGAATCAGAAGAACTCAAAGAAAAACTCGCAATGTACGAGAAGAAGATGGATGAGTCATGCAACACTTTCGAGTCAATGGCAAAGTAGATTTCAGAGTTCAAAGCAAAAGAATCTGTCGCAGAAAGCGTCAAAGATCTCCCAACAGAAGAATCAAATAAGGTTCTTCTTAAGACAAAGGGAATGGGTCTTGAGGAAGTTTAGAAGAACTTCAAGACAATCCTTGAGTCTGTTCAGGATGAAATAAAAGATGAACAGGCATCAAAAGAGAACTCAAAGAATTTAGAGGAAGCTATAACCGATATTCTTGAAGGAAAGAAGAAGGAAGAAGCTTCATCTGAAGAAAATAGTGATAAGGAAGCTGAGGGACAGGAAACCAGTTCAGACAGCACTGAGAATGAAGACAGCAACGATGAAGGTGATAAGCCAGAGTCTGTAGTTGTAACAGAATCTCAGATGCAGTCATGGATTGAAACCCTCAACCGTATCACACCAAAAAAGTAAGGAAAACATAAAATGCGTAAAGTAGTTGATACTGAAACATTAATGCAGAAGTGGGGTCCAATGTTAGACGTTGGTGAGAAAATCACTAACCGTGAGACCAAAAAGGCCCTCGCTCAGATCTTCGAGAACACAGCCGAAGAATTTGAGAAGCATGGTCTCTTAACAGAAGCTGGAATGACAAGAGCTGATGGCCTCGGAACTTCCCCAATCAATGGTAAGGGTTCTGATGGTTATATGCGTGGTAAGTTCGGCAGACAGAACACTGGTGCTCAGAACAATGCCAATGACTTCTATCTTCCTAACGTAATCATGCCAATGCTCCGTAGAATATTCCCATCACTCATCGCACACGAGCTCGTTGGTGTTCAGGCTCTCAATGGTCCTGTTGGCTACGCTCTCGCTTATCGTGCTAAGTACGGTACAAACGGTGGTGTTGGTCTAACAGCTACAAATGATTACGGTCAGTTCGATGGTAAGCCAGGTGAAATCGGTTTCAACCCAGTTGATACCCGTTACACAGGTGTTGCTGATCCAGAAGCTGGTCTCACATCACTCACAGCTGATACAGGTGCAGACATCAAGGATGCATGGAAAGCATATTGCGGTAATTCAGGTGCAAAGCCTTGGGCTGGTACAGCAGCTGAGACAAACGCAGCAACAGAGTATGCTCGTTTCTCAGACGGCTCATACCCAACAGTTGCTTTCGACTTCATCAAGACGATGGTCGAAGCTCGCACCCGTAAGCTCGGTGCTGGTTGGTCTCCAGAACTCGCTGAGGACATGGAAGCTATGCACGGATTTGACGTTGAGTCAGAATTCGTCAACATGATTTCCTATGAAATCGGTGCGGAAATTGACCGTCAGCTCGTAACTGAAATGGTTAAGGCAGCTCTCACAGGTGGTTCCGTCTCAACATGGTCCCCAGCTTCAGCTGATGGACTTGATCAGATGGGCCGTCTCGCAACGCTCCTCACCCAGATCACAATCGAAGCTAACCAGATTGCTCTCAGAACACGTCGTGGACATGCTAACTTCGTAGTTACATCACCACGTGTAACAGCTCTCCTTGAGCAGCTCTCACTCAACAAGTTCGTAAGCATCCAGAACACAAGCAAGGACGCTCCATCCGTTCCAGACTCAGGAGTTGGTGCTCTCACCAAGTGCGGTCTCATCAACGATGGTCAGCAGCTTCTCGTTCGTGATACTTATGCTGTTGGTGATTATGTCCTCATGGGATATAAGGGAACTCACCCAGCTGACAACGGAATAATCTACTGCCCATACATCCCAGTACAGCTCCAGAAGATTATCAACCCTGATACCCTCACTCAAGTTGTCGGTGCTCGTACACGTTATGGTGTAATGAACTCCGTCTGGGATGCTAAGAACTACTATCACTTCATCAACGTCACTGGACTCACAAATCCATATCCGTTCAATGGTGAAAGAAAGTTCATCCAGGACTACAGCAAGGTTACTAACGGAACCCTCTTCGTCTAATCTTAGGATTGACAAGATAGGTCAACAAAGGGCTGAGGTAAAACTCAGCTCTTTTGTTTTATTTTAATTAATTTTGTTGTTGGTCACTGGTAAATATTTTTATACCATTGTTTTCTGGACAGTATAATATTAATATGATAGAGTATATAGATGAATACAACGAAAAATTGATTAAGATATGTAAGGAGAATCCAACTTCTTACATGAATGTACTGAGAAGTAATAAATATTCATATCTCTATAACTATGTTCTCAATTGCGTATCTGGTTTTCTAAACACTTCAAATTCATCATTTGGTAAGATGATAAATTGGGTAATCAATAAATATCAAGACTTTCCAATTTGTAAAACTGAGGGTTGTGGTAAAAAGGTTATTGGTCCAAAACAAATAAGATTTAATGAAGAATGGACTCATCATTGTTGTAATAGATGTGCTCAATTAGATACCACTATAAAAACAAAAATTAAAGATATAAAAACAGTCAAATATGGTGATCCAAACTATAATGGAGATATAAATGAGATAAAGAGAAAAAACAGACTTAAATACGGTTGTGACTGGTATGTTCAAAGTGAAGAATTCAAACGTAAGGCTAAGGAATCATGGATTAATAATGGATATGATCATCCAATGCACTCTCCAGAAGTTAAAAAACAGATGGGTGATCGTTATGAAGAGAAATACGGTGTGAGATATTCTGTTCTCAATCATGATGTCATAATGAAGTCAAGAGCACCATATTTTTATGATAATTTGTATTTTAAAAGTTCATGGGAGCTTGCACTATACATATATTTGAGTGATAACAAAATGGATTTTAAATATCAACCAGAGATAAGCATCAAATATACAGACAATTTAGGAAAAGAACATTTTTATTTCCCAGACTTCATCATAAATAATGAACTCGTAGAAATAAAAGGTGATCAATTTAAAACGAGTGATAATAAATTAAGAAATCCATATGATAGAACAGGTGAAACAAATCCTGTATATGAAGCGAAAAGAATTTGTATGGAAAAAAATAATGTCAAAGTTTTATACTACAAAGATATTGTTGAATATATTAGATACTGTGATAAAAAATTTAATTCAACGAAATGGAAAAATCTTTTTAGGAC